CGCGGAACGATTTGAGAGAAGCCGATGAAACACGCAACGACATGGCATATTCTGGGCTGTCTAACTGCCGTAAAGTTAGCTGGTTAGACTCACCGCAGCTTTTGCCGCGTTTGCCGTTGGGTGTAATTTCTGAACCCCACTGGTTGTTAAAACAGATTGCGCATTTCTTTGCTTGGGGGGCAGTGCTTTCAGTGGAAGGGGCCGCGCCGTCGTCGGAGTGACATAGCCGCTTACCGTCGTTGTAGTAGTTGCGTACGTTGCGCAGGGCAGACATGATTACTGCCTCCACTGGCAAGTCTTCTAGGGTGAGCATTACTTGCGCCGAACGTTTACGACTTGCGCTTCGTTCCAGCTGACGCCCGGGGGTAGGTCGTCGTGTTCTTCTTTGAACTCTTTGACAGCGGTCTTGTTTACCCGCCGTTCTATTAGCTCCCACGCGTCATTTTCTTTGACGTGATCAAGAATTGCATCCCAGTCAGATACGACTGCCGACACACGTGTTGACCTGTAAGCAGTACCGAACTCGCGGGATGATACATTGTCTATGCCGCGCTCGTTAAACCGACGTAGGAACTCTGTTTCGATCTTGTTCTGTTTGTATTTGTCGTCCGCGTCTTCTGCGTCGTAGTCTGCTTTGCGCTTGGACCGCTTGTCGCGCAGTCCGATAAAGATTTTAAGCAGTGACGCGTCGTCCAATTCTGATACCTTTGCCATCTTCGCTCTCCTTTTTGGCGGTTAACCAGTTATCAATCCCTTCTTCGTCCCAGCGTAAAACTTTCTTTGAGAGTCTTATCGGCTGGGGGAAGCCTTCGTCCCGTCTTCGCAGGTAGTAAAGACCAGCTTTACTTATATTAAGTTTCAGCAAAACTTCGTCGTGGTTAAGTAAAGTCATCTGGTTACGCCTTGTATCTGTAAACATGTAAACACATTACAACGCAGGTTAAAGCAGGTCAAGGCAGGTTACGAAAGTAAAGGCTGTTGGTGTGCTTTTACTTCGTCCAGCAACGCGCCCTGCATCTTCTGTTTCTTGCGCAGCCGCTTGTAGATTCTGGCTTCGACGGGGGTACCTTCTAACAGTATTATAAAGTTATTCATCTTTTGGCCGGGACGATTGATGCGTCCGTTCGCTTGCTCGAACGTCTCGTTGCTTGTGATACAGCTGTACCAAACAATCGTGCTGGCGGCGGTCAACGTCAGACCGTGAGACATAGCAGCGGGTTGGGCCACTAGAACTTTCGGGTCTTTGGCTTTCTGAAATTCAGAGAATATTCTGTCGCGCTCTGACTTCTTCACGCTGCCGTGTATGACCTCGACAGAGAAATGGTTGCGTAGTTCAGCAGCCAGCATCTTAACACTGGACACGTACGGTACGAACACGATGACCTTACCTTCGGCGGCTTGGATGATGTTGATAGTCTCGTCGATGCGCGGTGTTGATGGAATGGTTACTTCACTGCCGTCGTCGGCATACACCACGCCACAGGCGATCTGCACTAGCTTGCCCATCTTGACTGCTTCGTTAACTGCGGTGATTTCGCCGTTGTCGGCTGCGGTGCGCAGACGTGACAGCATTTCTTTGTACGCTTTGTTTTGTTCTTTAGTCAGCGGCACAGCTCTGGTCTCAAACATAATAGGTGGCAGGTCTAGGCACTCGTCGCGGGTGAACCGCACAGCAGGCTGCATGATCTTACGAACTATCTCGGTAGCGTCAGGCTTGGGTATCCATTTGAACTGCGTGATCTGACGCATGACCGTGGCTTTGAACCGTCCGAAATACGGTGGAACTTGGTCGGGTACGAGTAGCTTACACTGCGCCCAAGCATCTGTCGGCGCGTTCGGTGTTGGTGTGCCAGACATACCCCAGCAAGCCCGTGGCTCTTTGTGGCGGTTGACGACTGAGTTGATTACCTTCCACTTGGTAGTGCCAGCGTTACGGGCGCACTGCGCGATCTCGTCTACGATCACCAAGTCGATGTCGGTACGGGTCTTGAGGTGCGGTTCGATGATGCCAACGCCATCATGGTTTACAATGTAAACGTCGTAGTCTTCTTTGAGCATAGCGATGCGTTTTTTCTTGGGGCCGTGCAGCACACCAAACGTCAGGTGTGGAAAGTGATTGAACAACTCGTCGGCCCAGGTGCGTTCCAGCGTCGACAACGGCGAGATTACCAGCGCTTTGTTAAGTAGCCCTATGCTGCGCAGGTAGTCGTACGCCCACAAGGACGCCAGCGATTTACCTGTACCGAGTTCGCTAAGATTGAACGCTCTTGGGTGCATCGACAAAAACGCAGCCGCTTCTTTCTGTGTTTGGAACGGCTTAAACCGCCCCGGCCAGTCGTAATATGTGCGTATAGGAGCAGGCGCGTCGTAGCCTAGGTTCCGAAGAAGTTTAGTTTCGTTGATCCTGTGCGGCACGGCGACGAGAGGGACGCCTTTTACTGTAATCGACTTAGCGTTCGGAAGAACATTCAGAATCTTTTCGGGGTTCCTCGACTTGACTAACAGTGCTTTTTTGTCGGGCCATACCAGCATGTTGTTCTTCCTCGTCTAGCTGTCGGATGCGCTCATCGCAGATGTGTTTAATCTTTTGGTAGTCTAGGCGGCGTTCGCCTTTGTTACGCAGGACGCGCTTAACGATGTCAGCGTCCCACGGGTTGAGTTCATACTCATACCAGATGTCCCACGGCTGTATGGTACGCTTGGAGTAGTCGGAGTGGCCGACGTTGTATTCACGTGGGTTCATGTCTTACCCTTCGTGTACATGCCGGGTTTTTTACCACGCCAACCTTTGTTGGTTTTGGCACTGACGACGCGACGGTTTGACTTGGAGTTGCTGCCGCCTGCGTCCAGTGGGGTCTTGTGGTCGACGTGCTTGCCGTCACCCTTCTTTACTTTGCCTGCGGCCATAGCCTGACGACGGGCTTTGTTCTGTTCGACGCGCTTGTCCATAACGTCTTTACGAGCGTTATACTTCTTCTTCGTCGCTAATTCCTGCTTCGATGATTTTGTCACGGATCGCCTCCTTCACTTGCTCTACGTCGTCTACCACACGTGCTAACCCGTTAACACGTAGGATGTCGTCAATTTCGCGCTGCTGGTTGGCAGTGACGTTCCTAATCTTGCCGGGGGCTTTGGTCTCGAAAGCCATAAACAAACCTTTGTAACACACTAAAATATCAGGGCATCCTACACGGCCCATACCGTTGGACACAGGCATGTAGTACCACGCCCCGATTGATTTTAGATATTCTTTGACTTGCTTCTTAACTTTACCCTCGGGTGTCATCGCCATGATATTATCATTCCATTTCATACAGAGCGTCACTTTCGTATCGCTCTACCATATTCTCGTACCGATGCAGCATTTCGTTTTCTAGCTGCGTAAGTTTAGCTTTAGAAAATCCATGAACTATAAGTTCTTGGGGCGTCATATTCATTAGCTCTTTATCGTCGTTAGTCACTACATCTCCACCAACTGTCAGCTCCTATAGTCTCCGACGTTCTATTTCTTATTGACCGCAATATTCGCATAGCGAACGCCCAACGGGGCACCAGTTTTTGCAAAGTCCTGAAGGTTTAGGCAACCACTTATCTTCGACGCTGGCGATAGCTAGACGGCGTAGGCGTGGCATGAACTCGTTCCATAATTCGGGTAACTGTTTACGTGTAAACTTCTCCTTCACAAACTTCTCAGGCTTTAAAAATATAAACCCAGTAACGACCTTGGACACCCAAGGGTATTTAACAAAAGCCAGCGCAGCAAACAGCTTTAGCTGGTCGGAGTCAGGGCGAAACTTACCCGTTTTCCAGTCTAGTAAATATGCAGTTTCGGAGCCAACTACGCCGATGTCAATGATTCCCCGCACCCAAACATCTTTGGCCATCCATGTAGTTGAACGGAAGTTCTTGGTCAGGGCTACGCGTTCTTCAACCACGCGCTTACCCTCGTACGACAATATCTTTTCGACGTAGCGCCCGTACTCCTGCATTTCTTTGGGTAGAGGCTGCTTGCCTAGGGCAAACAACTCTAGTGCTTTGTGAACTTTGTTACCCCAGAGCGTGGCTTCAGTCTGCTTTTCGATAACCTGCTTTGTCACCCGCGTAAGCTGGTAACGCTTGGGGCAAGTCTCAAACGCAGTTAGTGCTGAATAACTCCACGGTTTAGTTAGTTCCAAGAGGGCAGTTCCTTTGCTTCGTATATTTCTGTGTCGATAATGTCCCAGAACACGGCGAGAACTTCGGCTCTAGTTTCAACATCAATACGTTGTTCGCCCGACTTCTTACGGTAGTCGTTTAGATAAGCGAGACGTCGTTTTGCCCAGCCGTGTTCTAAGGTCGATACCCACTGTAGTCGGGTGTGGTAGTCTGTTTCACCGTACAGCGTTTCTGCTTTTGCAATGGCTCTGTTCGATCTCTCTCGTCGTAGCTGCTGTACTAGCCTGCCGTTGATACGGCGGTGTACTGCTTGCACTTGTTCCCACGCAGCATCTTCTTTGCTGAACGAGTCCCGAACCATTATTATGTACTGTACAAACCCTTCCGTATTTCTAGCATAAATATCGACCAATGTGGCCAGAAACTTATGCGCTGGTGGCATAATAAATATGTCTGGTTCAGCGACGTAGCTCTGCATGTAGTTGTCTGCGAGAGTAAGCCATTTCTTAACTGTCTTACCGTTGTTTATTAGGTATTCTGTACATTCTGACAACTCGTCCGCGTGCGGCACTCTACAGTTGTCTGTTGCCGTAAATCCCATCATGGGTTTGTCTCTTTCCTAAACCGTTTTTATGGCCCTGCCATAAACCCCACCCGATTGCCGATCATGTCTAATACACAGATAGGCAGGCTCTTCTTGCTGTCGGTTCGGTTTAGAAAGGGAGGAGCCATTGGCCCATTGGCCCAAACGGTGGTTGCGCCACATGCTGCGACTGATGGTGTACCGTTCGAGGCAGATGCCAACATTTTTTGCAGTGCTTTATTGGCTGCTGATCCTGACCCCTCACCCCACAACGTATAAACCACGTTTCTTTTTTCGGTTGGGAATGGTGATGTTTGAGTGTCACGCATTTTAGTTTGCTCTTTTATGGTTGCATCTGTTTACACGTAACTAGCAGCATACTAAAGCATGTGCAACCATGTTAACACATTACTTAGCCTTACCGTAGCTTTCGGCTATGTCCCCCTCCGACCAAGTGATCAATTCTGGCCACCAACATGGTGGGGTCCGCATAATATCTTGCACAGTATCTAGTACCATTTGGGCATCTGCTTCTGGCACCACGTAAACGAGTTCGTCGTGTACCATTAGCGCAGGGTTCAACCCCAGAGCCTTCTGCACAGCCAGTGCGTTGTCGGCGATTACACATCTGGCGAGGTGCTGCACGATGTTCTCGTCGATTTTCCCTGCGTAGATACGAGCCTTGTGTCGACCGAGCCCGTACCAAAATTCCTTGCGGTCGTCGTCGGGGTCTTCACTGTCTTCTTGGCGCAAGTCAGGGTAACGGATCACACCCTTGGGCGTTTGCAGCCCCTCAGGTATCGGAAACACCATACCCCACGGGTCGACGGCCTTGCCTGTGTTGCCGTTCATTATAGTTGTTAACCGGTTGTGGCATGTGCGCCATCCCTTGACGATCTCGGGGTAGGCAGACCGCCATGTATCGACGATGTCACGGCTCTCGTCCTCAGTAATGTCTACACCGCCCATGAGTTTGGCAACCTTCTGAAACGTGAGGTGGCCAGCACCAAAGCCCAGACCTAAGTGCGCAACCTTACCGACCTGCCGTTTGTCCTTGGGGAAGTCCTTGTCAGCTACTTCTGGCCCGATACCGTAAAGCTGACGGGCAAAGTCAATATAAAGGTCCGCACCGCCGGGGTCTGCACGGAACAGCTTGGTGCTGGATGACACGTCCCACAGGAAGTGATTAACTCTCAGTTCGATACCGGATAAGTCGGCGACGACGACTAGATGTCCGGGGGGAGCCACCAACGACAAGCGTAGGGCGTCGGATGGTTTTGGGTCGTATGGATTCACACGTGGCAAGTTCTGAGGGTTGTAGCCCCAGCCAGACCACCGACCTGTGGTGTCGGCACCGTAGTACCTGAGGGGGATCGGCATCTTGTTTTGGGGGTGTGATTCGGATGCGGCAAGGAACGCTTGTATGCGCGTCTGTAGTATCGTCGACTTCGCTTCTAGCCTGGCAGCTGCTGCGTTGGCGACGAGAGGGTCATCGTGCTCTTGGAGGGCTAGGAAGTCTTCGTCGGTCTTAGCCAAAGCGGGTATTTGTTTCTCTGGGTCGGACGGCGAAACCTTCATGGGTACGTCCACGCCTAGGGTTTCCAAGAGCTTTTTGAATTTAGCCGCTGACGCCAGTACGGTCAATGCAGCTTCCGCAGCTTCTTCGTCAGTGACGTTGTCTTCGCGCACACCCAAGACCGTTGCTGCGTGAGCCAACAATGCCTCCTTGCGTTCATCTTCATCTGCTGACGTGTGAACAAGTAGTGTCCGGTCGATCTCAAACTTTGGTTCGATAAGCATACGGATGGTCATGTCGATCAGCTTGAGTTCGGCGACATTTGTCTGTGGAATGAGTTGTCTTAATAACCCGTAGCACTGGTCAACGTCGGCTGCGTTGTACACGCGCATCTCAGCGATCTCTTCTTTAGTGAAGTCGGCCAGTCGTCTACCCTTGGTGTTGTGCAGCACTGTTTGATCTTTGACGCCGAGTTCGTAGTGCGCGACCAGCTTGGCCAGTGACAGGCCCACGTCCTTAGCGTGGATAGGCCGAGCCATAGCCAGCGTGCAGCCCCAGAACAGAGGATCGACACCGCACCGCCACGACAGGATCATACTGTCGAACCCAGACATGTTGTGACCGACAACCCAGTATTGAGACCAGTCAACCTTGGCACAGTAGTCTTTGACTGCCTGCTCACCGAATATAACGACAGTAGGGTCGTTGCCGAACTTGAACGCGCAGCTGATGATCTCGGTGTCGGTGTGCATACAGTACGCGATGGGTGACATCTTGGTAAGCGTGTGACCAACAGCCCAGTATGTTTCTAGGTCAACGGTTGCTATTTTCATGTTTCCCCCTCTTCATAAGATAAATCCCATCCCTCATCGATAGTAAAATCAAGGTGGTATTTGCCGTCGAAGCTTTTGACATACTTGCTTGCTGTAAGGTTGTTTTGAACTGCTGTGTACGCTCTGTCTTCGTCGACAGCTTCAACTTGATGTACTTCGTAAACCGTATAGCTTCTAAGAACTGTGTACTTTTTCATGGGACTTCCTCACGGGTTCATGCGTCTATTGATAAGGTCTAAACGAAAACGAAACGCATCCGTTTCCCTTCGAAAGCACGCAGTAATACCGTCATCGAGCAGCGGACAGCCTATACTAACCGCGTACCAACCTTTCGGGATTAGACCCGCTACTTCGTAACCTTCCCCCGACTCGACAGACACAGTGTCTAACAATTCAAAAATGTCCAATTCGTCTTCGTCCATTATGTTTCCCCCTCTATGTAGTGTGGCTCACTCCCGTCGTACGACCAGCCTTGAATCCAGCAGTAAACGTCAAGGTGCTTTAAAGCCTCTACTTTGTTGTTAGCCATGGTTTTGTCAGAAAAGACTTCCCAGTGATCAACGTCACCGTGTTCTTCGGTGCGTGTCATCCATGCGACGATATACATTCCCCTCTTCATAAGTCCCACCCCTCTTCGGCAGTAACTTCACCGAAGTAGTCGCCATCGTAGCTTTTGACGTAGGTGTCTTCGTCGCCGTTAATTACAGCATCTATCGCTTTGTCTTCGTCGACAGCTTCAACTTGATGTACTTCGATAATCGAATAGCTTCTTAGGACCTTGTACTTTTTCATGTTTCCTTCCTCGCGTGTACAAACAGGTATTCATACTTCTCACCGTTCACCCACCAGTCGTGGTTTTTATCTATGCGGATAGAATTGTGGTCGTCGCCGTCAGCTAAGTACATGACGCGGTCTTTGAACATCTCTACGTAAGTCGTGTGGATGATCTTCTCACGGTACGGCTCTACGCTTGCGTCATCGCGCAGGTAAATCTCTAAGTTACGTTTCATGTTGCTCTCCTTTGTTTAGATGCGCGGCCTCAGGTCCAAAGGACCAAGTGTAAAAAACCCTTGCCGCGCTGTCGGTGTTTTTGTGTTGCCCACCGCCGACTGGGGCGGAGTGCTTACTTGGCTATGTTGCCTGATCTGCTATCCTTGAACTTGATCTGGTACCGTGCACATCTCTGCATGACGGTTTCCACCGGTGTAGCTGTGAACCGTGCAGCTTCAGCGACTGAGTAACCTTGCTGCGCCAGACGCAGCAGTTCTTTTGCTGGCTTGGATCGACTGATCTCGGACATTCTAGGTAGGCCGGTACTATTCCCCGGTCCCGGTGCCACCCCGTAGTTGGGCGATCTACCGGCCCACTGGGTCTCAAGCATCCGCATGTTTTCGATCTTGGCTAGCTCTTTCCACTTGTCGAGTTGTGTAGGCATCTTACCCCCAAACAATTATGGCAGTGGTGGCTGCTAGTGCGGCCACGATAGTTGACGTCCACACTCCGTCTCGCTGCGGCTCGGACGATGTCGTCGTTGCAAACCCAGCCAGCTTGATGGCTTTCTCTATCCCTGCATGTTCGATGTAGGTGATAGGTTTCCCGACCACTGGAGGTGTTGACATGTTAGCAGCTTGCGCCTCGGCTTCAAAGACTTCACGCGGGGTACCGATGTTATTCATCAGCCTATACACTTGGCTCACAGATACGCCTGTGGCTCTGACCACTTCCATCGGCTTGGCTGTGCGGTTCTTGAGTAGGTAGTTCCACACCAGTTGGCTTTTAGGGTTTGTTGTTGACCACTTTTTCCGCTTACGGGTTTTTATATTATACGAGCGCACCGGTGTGGTTAACGCTTCGTCAAGGCTCATACCTTTGTGTATGCGTGTATGAACTGTCTGCGGATTAATTCCGTGTAACTTAGCTTGGCTGGTTACTTCTCCGTGCTGTCTCATTTGTAGCCTCCTATGCTGCGTTTGACTGGGACATGCGGTGGGCGATAGCGGCAGCGGCGAGGCTGTCACGATCAATGTTAAGTTCTTCGATGTTAGTCGGCGCTTCGGCTTTGGCACGCGGCGCTGCTTTGGCGCGGTAGCGGTTCATGTACTCTTCGGGTATATAGAGTTCGATTTCTGGCATTTCTTTGAGCGCAGAGTTGAGCGACGAGTGCTGTGACATGAACTGTCTAAGCTGGTCACGCACAACTTCGAACTGCTGGTCGATCTCGTTACACTTGGCGGCACGCTGTGTGTTGTCGTCCATCCATGATACGACGTCGGGCGACAGGTTGTCGTATCTAATCTTGTGGTCGGGTGCGTAGCTGCTGGTAACGTTAGGTGGGCACAAGAGCGGGTCGTGGTCGGTGCTTTCGACACTGGTGAATTTTAAACGTCTGCCATCGTTGTCTTTAATGTGGACGTCAATGCGGTTAGGTGTGGTGCACCAGTCAGAAGGTAGTTGACTGCGCAGATGCGGAGCAGCACTCCACATTTCGGCCAAGACATCATCACGCAATGCTTCGTACGCAGCCGAACCAATAGATAGGGGCGTCTGCTCATATGGTTCTTGCGCGACAATTGACATTTTTCGAACTTTGCTGTCGATCAGGTCAACGAGAGTGTCGGTCTTTCTTACATATGCCATGATAGGTCTCCTTATTTAAAGTAGAGGTAGTCGTGGTAAGTATCGGCACGTGGGTACGAGAACCCGTTGTGTGCGATGGCGTAGCGGTCTCGGTCGTCGGTGTAGCCAGTCCCTGAAGTTAGCGACGCGACGATGCCAGTAAGGGA